GGCTCTATATTGATCCTCAGCTAAATAAGATTCTCTAATTGCATCTATGTCTAAACCTGATTGATCTAATATTGCTTGTGCCTCTTCCTCTGTTTCTTCACCTGTGCCAAGACCAGCAAATGGTAATAATGATGCTGCTGTAATTACTTTAAATGGTGAAAACTTACCGGCTGCTCCTAATATACCTGATGATCCTGGTGTCATATAACCTTTTGAAACTGGACCCATAAATTGTGGAGCTTTTCCAACTAAAAATGGTAATGCTTTACTTTTTAAAAAACCTGTAGAGCCAAAAATACCAGTTCCAGCTCTAGCCTGTCCTAGACCAGCTAATCCTAAACTTCCTGCTCCATATAATAATGCAGCTTTACCTATTGGTGACTTTGCAACTTTTTTTATAGCTCTTGTTGCTTTCTTAACAAGTTTACCAAAACCATACATCTGTCTTGCAGATTCAAAATCCATAATTCCGCCTTCAAAAGGTTTACCGCCTTCCATCATGAGTTGTCTTGCTATTTGTGATCTTGTTATGGCCATCTATCTATCTTATTTTGTTTTACCTAGAAAATCAAGGCTTGGCATTATTACTGTTACGTCTCTTCTAATGTCCTCTGGTGATATACCCTTTGACTTCCATTGTTCGTCATTGGTATATTCTTCGCCTGTTTTCTTATTTGTTATCTTTTCTATAATTTTTTCAGGTTTTATTTCTTGCATTATGTTGTTACCTCTCGCGGCTGTATTTCTAATATAGAAGCTATGACGTGCAGCTCATTCGCGTCAGAAGCTTGTACCTTTAATATCTCACTTTCTTCCATTACAAGTGGGTTAGTTAAAAGTTCTGTTGTGGTAATCGTTGCTATAGTTTTTGTTTTAAACAGACTAAATATGTTACCACTAGCATCCACTAAAGTAACATCTATATTGCAACCAGATCCTGCATCATTAGAGACTAATATAGATTTTACTACAGATGTTTTTGCACTTGGCACTGTATATAGTGTTGTTAAATCTGTTGTGGTTAGATCTGCTTTTTTATTTATAAAACTATTAGCCATTAATTTAAAAAGAAGTTTTGAGCTTCTACCTCATCCTTAAGTTCTTGTTGATATGTAGTATTTAATTTTACTATGATACCATCTATATCTCTTGTTTGTGCCTCAGCAACAGTATAATCATATTGCTGTGATGGTCTTGTTAATACTTGTACTATCTTAGCCATTATCTACGTCCATCTGGTTGTGTGTCTAATCTAAAAGTTCCCAACTTCCAACTTTGAGAAGCACCTGTGTTTGCTACTTTTAAAGATATGGATCTTGCTCTTGCACGTGTATCTATTTTTTGTGTAGAAGATGTAACTGTGAAAGGTCCAAGAGATGAACTAGCTTTTGCATCATTTGGAAAATTTCTTGTTTCTAATGTAATTTGTGTGTCACCAGTTTGAGATATAAAATCTGGTATAAATCTTCTTATCTTCATTAAAAATTCTCCATCACCTCTAAACGTTGCAACACCAGTTGCCTGTCCAGTCCCTTGTGCTCTTGCTTGTGTAATATCAAAATCTCCTGATGATATATTTGACGTTATAGCTGTAATTGTACCATTTTTATTTTGATCTGTTCCTGTTTCATGTTCATAGTATGCTGTTCTGCCTTCTGTATTTCCAACCACATCAAAAGATGTATCTGTATCTGCATCGTATTCTAAAGCGTGTGGTTTAGTAAATACTGCAGAATCTTGCCACATAGTTCTAGACAAACTACCTACAGTCCAAACAGGTCTTTGTGGTGAAGAATCAAAATAGTTATACGAAACCATTCTGTTTACTACTGAAGAAGTAGACTCTGGATAAAACCACATGACCTCACCAAACAAATTATTTAATCCAGCAGATATCATTTGATTACCAGATTCTAAATTAATATTATCAAAAACAAAATCTTCTACTAAACATGGTAGTGATTCTAGTTTACCAGCGTATCTAAAGAAACCGTTTTCTGACATCCAATATGCAGCACCGTCAACTTCTACACATGCGTTCTGACCTGCTAGTCCACAGTTAGTTCCAACTTGTGAAAAGGCAAATGTAAATGGTTGACCAACAAAACGTTGTGTAAATAAAGCTGTATCGGTCCAAACATACAATGCATCTCTACCTCTAATAGCTCCTCTAATCTGTGATCCGTCAGCTAATCTTTGTGTGCCAGCTGTATTAGTTGCTGTGGGCGTATACGTATTTATATCTTCTTGGTCTGAAAATCTAATAAACATATCGTCTTGTGTAGCTGGATCTCCAATAGTTGTTTCTGTTCCAAAAAATACTAAGTGACGATCGGGTGTTGATACAACCATGTGTCTTGATGCAGTTGGTGCTCCTGTTATAATCGTGCATCTTGTTTCGGTTGCGTTTGATAAACTAGAATCCCATTCAAACACTGCACTGTCGTGAATTAAACAAATTGCTTTGTCACCAAAATTATCTATTGACCACATACCAGGTTCTAATACTAAGTCACCTGATGCTGCTTCACCCCAAGCAACAAAGTCCGTGGTATTAGTTACAGTTGCGCCATCACTATGTGCAGCTCTTGTTGTTCCTCTAACAGCTCTTGTAATACCTGTTA